ACACCATTGAAGCAGGTTCTACTTTCCAAACGATTACGCAAAACACAGGTATTGTTTCTGTAATCAGACAAAGACAAGAAAGATACTTGGCGAACGTTTCGGTGGGTTCAACAACAGCAAAGCACGCACTTTGGGTTGAAGAAGAAGATGCTCAAGGTAATCCAATCTTTATCGGTGAAGGAGATACCAAAACGCAATTATCTGTTCTTTACAAAGAGAAAACAATGCCAGTGGGCAAAATTGCCGTTTACGGTAAAGTTACAACAGAGATGTTGGCAGATGCTGGGCAGTTGGCTTCATACGTTCAAAACAACTTGTTAAAGAGAGTTTCAGTAGTAACTGAAAACCAACTATTGACTGGTGATGGTACAGGTGATAATTTGAAAGGTTTGAAGACTTATGCAACTACTTTCAGTGCAGGTGCTTTGGCTTTGGCGGTTGATAATGCCAACGAGTTTGACGTATTAAACGCAATGGCTTTACAGGTTGAGATTGCTAACGGTATTCCAACAGCGGTGTTTGTACACCCGAGCACGATAGCGAAAATGAAAACTTTGAAGTCAAGCTCAAACGAGCCGCTTTACAAGCAGTACACAGATTTCGCTGGTGACATGGTTATCTATGGCATGAGAGTAATAGCAACAACAGCGGTAACTGCTGGAGAGTTTATCGGTGGTGACACTTCAGTGGCAAACGTATTGTTCAGAGAAGGTCTTTCAATTCAGATAGGCATGGATGGCAACGACTTTACGCAAAACAAGAAAACTATTCTTGTTGAGCAAAGATTGGTACAATTTGTATCTGCAAACGATACGCCAGTAATTGTAAAAGGTGTATTTAGCACCGCAAAAGCTGCACTCGAAACTGCTTGATCATAACACAAGGGGAGGATTAATTTCCTCCCTTTTTTAAAATTTAAAATATGTTTGAAGTAAAAAAAGAATTTAACGGTTACAAGGTAGGAGACAAAGTAAATTTAAAGTCTTACACTGCACATGACCTAATTAAAGAAGGGTATATTATCCAAGCAGAAAAAGTAGTCACAAAAGAAAGAAAGCTAACGAAATGACAAGGACAATATTAAATAGTTGTACACAAACCGAAACAGGCAACGAACTTATTACTTTGAGTGAGGTTAAATCTTACTTAGGCATAAGTACTTCGGTTCATGATACACTGTTAGCAATATTGTTGGAATCAGCAAGGCAAGAAGTTGGTTTATACATTAAACAGGCATTAGTAACCACGAGCGTAGAGGCTCAATTCGAAAGCGTAAATGAATATTTTAACTTACCAGTTATACCGTTACAGGGAAATATTACAGTCGTTGATATGGACAATGCATCGGTTTCTTTTACTGTAGGAGGTGGAAATAATCCAAAGGTTAAGTTAACATCAAAGGATCCAATCAAGGTGACATACACAGCAGGTTATGCAAGTTTGACTGATAACCTTAAAATGATAGTTATTAAGAAGGTAGGAGAGGATTTCGAGTTTAGAACAGGCATAACATTAACGACAAGCAATTTACTCCCAAACAACTGGAGAGAATCGGCTTTAAAATATAGAAGTTCATGGCTGATGTAGTTTTAAACTTTGGAGACCTTAGAGACCAAATAGGATTCTATACCGTAACACCAACGGCAGACGGTGGCGGAGGTTATACCAGCACTAAAACTTTGTTTTTTGAAATATTGGCTAAAATAGTACCTAATGGCAGGGCTAAGATTGATGGTCAAGGAATACAGATATTTCAGGAAGTGTTTGATGTTTGGATTAGGAACGAAGTAACGATTAACGATACTATGCTGGTTAGATACAATTCTAAGGATTACAGAATATTATTCGTTGAAAACGTTGAAAATAGAAATAAGATTTTAAAACTTAGAATTGCAACAAAATGAAAGTAACAGCACTGAAAAATATTGATTCATTGAAATATGGTCTTGTGGGTCAGGGAGAAGAAAAAGAAGTGGATGAGGAAATAGCATTAATTTGGATTAAACAAGGTTTAGCACATGGCAGAGATAACAGTGAAGGGGATGCAGGCACTAAAGGCAAAACTAAGAAACCTTGACGCTCAAGTAACCACAAGGACTAAATTTGCAGTTGTTAAAGCTACTCAAAACATACAACTAAAAGCTGTTTTAATCGTTCCGGTAGATAAAGGAAAACTAAAACAAAGCATTAAGTCAAAAATTGATAAAAACGGATTGATAGGCAGAATTTCAGCGACAGAAGATTATGCACCTTATGTAGAGTTTGGAACAGGGCAGTTTGTGAAAGTTCCGGAAGGTTTTGATAAAATGGCGATGAGTTTTTTTGTTAACGGCAAAGGGAAATTAAAACCAAGACCATTTTTGATTCCAAGCTGGGCAAGTGAAGTGCCAATTTTTAAAGCAGATTTAAAAAAGATTATTAAAGATTTGAAGTTATGAAATGGGCAGGATATGAATTACGGAAAGCTTACGTCACAGCGATAGGGAACTCCATAACAAGTTCGGGAAACGTTGTAAAAGTTTACGACATGGAAGCACCGATAAATTCACCAAGACCATTTATAATTTTAGGTTCATACGTTCAGACAGAAGACCAAAATACAAAGGACAATTTCGGAGGAACTGCAACGTTAAATATTGAAGTTAACACAGAGGTTATACCAACGTACGGAGGCAGGAAACAAGCGGACGATATATTAAACGCAGTTTTAACAATAGTTAATCCAAGCAGAGACACAATTAATTTAACAAGTACAATATTTAATTTTGTCAGTTTAGAATTAAGTGGTAGTTTTGATGGGTTTAATGATGGTAATAGTGAAACGAATTACAGGACAGTAGCAATTTTGCAACATAAATTTTTTGAAAAATAATATAATACAATGCCAAGCGGAAAATTTAACGGAAAAGACATGAAGGTTTACACCGTTTCAGGTGGAACAGAAACCTTGATAACGGATACAGATTCAAGTGAAATTAGTTTCACTATGTCTCCGATAGACACTACAACCAAAGATTCAAACGGTTGGAGAGAAGTAATTGCAGGATTAAAAGAAGGTTCAATTTCGATTAGTGGAATGGTGAATTTTTCAGGCACAAATCAAGTGGATCAACTGGTAGATGCTTTGGTTAATGGTACACAGTTAACTGTTAAGTTTAAGACCACAACCACAGGAGATACAACTTACCAATGGCCATGCTTTGTGACCAGTGTACCTTTGACATTTGGACAGGATGAAGCCGCGACATTTACTTGTGATTTAACTCCAACAGGAAGTCCGACTATTTCAACAGTAGCACCATAATATGAAGGGATTAGTAGAGTTCAAAAATAACGAGGGAGAAGTTGTTATCAGTTGTTTATTTGTGATGACTTCAATCATGAATTTTTGTAAAGCAAGAAAACTTTCTTTTACGGAGTTTGAAAAAGAAATGTCAGATAGTTCGGACATGATCAAGGTTGTAGATAATTTTGTAGGAATGGTTTACCATGGTGCTAAAACTTATGCTTCATTTAATAGACAACCTTTTGATAAAACAGAAGAAGAAGTTTCAATACTAATAGACATAAATGGTTTGATGAGCCAAGAAAGTTTAATTACCATGAACAGGGCTTTGTATGGTGGTTTTGATGTAGTAGAAAAAAAAACGGAGCAGGAGGTGACAACGTAAACGTAAGCTTGTATAATTTATTATTGTATTGTTATGGAGAACTCGAATTAAGGGAAGATGATTTAATTACACTTACTTTGTTCGAGTTTTTTATGTTATCAGAGGGGTACAAGAGAAGGGAAGAAAAAAAATGGTTACATACAAGGGAATTAATGACAATAATAAATAATACTTCATTTGGTGGCAAAGCTATAACGCCAGAAAAAATCAAACCTTTGGAATTGGATAAAGCAATAGTTCAAGACCAAACTGCAAGTATAAATTTATTTAAAAATTTGGTAAAATAATGGCGGCAGATTTAGAAGTTCAAATAGGTGTAGATTTAAAAGAATTAAAAACTGGTTTAGGAAAAGTTTCTGAACAATTAGAGCAATTTTCTAATAAAACAAGGAAAGATTCTAATTCAGTTGGTGAATCATGGACAAGTAATTTAAGTAGTATTGTAAAAGGGTTTGTTTCTATTGAATTGGCTTCTAAGGCACTCACAGGAATAAAGAATCTATTCTTATTAGAGGAAAGGTTTAATGCTCTTAAAATGCCTTTAAAAAACGTCACAGAAGCCACAGGAGATTATGGTGTGGCGTTAGGGTTTATTACTAAGCTTGCAGACCAAACAGGACAAGATTTATTTGTTTTAGGTGATTCTTATAAAGGACTTTATGCATCTGCTAAACAAGCAGGAATTGCAACTTCGGAAATAAATAATGTATTTAAGTCAGTTGTGGATGCTGGGTCGGCATTAAAACTAAGCAATGAACAAGTTTCTTTATCATTGAAAGCTGTTGAGCAAATGATGAATAAAGGTACTATTTCGAGTGAAGAGTTAAAAGGACAATTAGGTGAGCAATTACCGGGTGCTTATGGCATAATGGCTAAGGCAGCACAAGATGCAGGGCTATCGGTTTCAGGAAGTACGCAAGAATTAGGGAAGTTATTAGACGAAGGAAGATTAGCATCTGCTGAGGTTTTACCGTTTTTTGCTAAAAGAATGGAAGAAGCATTTGGTAAAAATGCGGAAGCAAATATAAATACCATTAGTGGTTCGGCAAATAGGTTAACAAATGAGCTTGCATTATTAATAACTGCCTTAGATGATTCTAAAGTAACTTCTTTTTGGGCATCAATGCAAAACGGATTAGCTAATATGGCTAAGGATTTGACTTATATTGTAAAGTCAGGAAGTTGGCAAGACTTCTTTTCTTTCTTTGGAGGCAATAGAATTGGCATAATGGGCAAAAGGTTAGGCACAGAAATGCAAGATGCTTTATTTGCTTCAAAAAGTGCAGCAGATCAAGCAAAGGAATATTCTAAATTAAATAAAGAACTTGCACAAAATGTAAATACAAGCAGAGAATTATTAGCTGTTGGTATAACTCCAAATACCAAAGCCATGGAGGAACTAACACAAAAAGTAAAAAGATATAAAGAATTAATGTCAGGGAGTGGTTCAGGCTCTGCTGCTAAACCTCCGACAATAGTTCCGCCAGAAGAAACAAAGGCGGTAAAAGATTATACTTTTGAACTTGCTTTATTGAATTTAGAAATTAAAAACACTCAAAAAAATATCAAGGAATTAAATGAAGCAAGGGAACTTTCTAATTTAAAAAAATTGGGAAGAACTTCGGTAAGTCCTATTCCTTTTACAATGTCAAGGTCAGAAGATGCAAGCAAAAAAGACAAAGGGTTAATTGACCAATTATTTGGTGAAGATTTAAAAAAGTCAACAGATAATTTGCAGTCAAAATTTGAAGCATTAAAAGGAAGTATAAAACCAATAATTTCAGGATTTAGCAGTGATTTAGTTAGTTTTGTTAATAAGAATTTTTATACAATTAATGAAGCTATGACAATGGGAACTCAATTCTTAGGAGATGTTTTAGCAACAGGGTTAGCATCAATTTTTAACAGAAATATAAAATTTGATTTCAAAAAGATGCTTGGTCAGTTTTTAAGTGCATTAGGAGATTTCTTTTTTAAAATGGCTACACCTTTAATAGTAGGAGGAATTTTAATGAATATAGCAGTACCGGGTTCTGGAACTGCTCAACTTATTTCAGGTGGCAAATTAGCAGCATTAGGTATAGGGTTAAAAGGTGGTGGTATGGCTTTGTCAAGTTCATCTGTTGGTTCTTCTTCTACTTCTGTTAGTACTTCAACAGGAGCAAGGAATATTGTACCATTCCAAAATCCATCAGGATTTAACAACACCGTAAAATTCGAGATTCAAGGTAATACATTAGTAGGGGTATTAAATAACGTAAATAGAGCAAATGGCTAAGGCATTAAAATATTTCTTTGAGTTTTCAGATATTGACGCAGACGATTACAAAGTAGAAATTTGGGTCGAAGGTTTTGCAGGCACAGCGACAGAATTAATAGCAGGAGGTAATCCACTAACACGAACGTACAATAAAGACGTTGGCGAGAAATATCTCGGTGGAATTGTTCCATCAGTTATTAGCATTGAAGCCATTTCAAATGCTTCGTTTCATGCGGTTGACTTTACCGGTCAAAATTATGGAGATGCGGTAGCGGTTGTTTACAAGAATACTGTTTTGCAATACAATGCTATTATTGTTCCTTTTGAAGGTTCGGATTCAGATTTAAATGATGGGATTTATTCTGTTAATTTAAGTGCGGAATGTGGATTGGTAAATTTAAAAACTATAACTTTTTTACCATCGGGAACAAGAAAGAAATTATTAGATGTAATAATAGAATGTATTAACAATATTCCATACGTCAATAGCTTTGGGTATTCAGTAGTTGATAATGTAGATTTAAGGGATGCAGATTTAAATAAGCCATACTATTACGAATCGTTTATAGAAGATAAGTTCTTCGAGGGGTTAAGTTGTTATGATGTTATTAATAGTATAATTCAGCAATACGGACAATTTACGTTTACAGATGGAAGATGGGATATTAAAAACATTGCAGAAATATCTAAAGTAAATAGCGTAAAAAGGACATACAGCAATGCTGGAGTTCTTCAATCAAGCACAACGTACACAAGACCAGACGAAAGCGTCACAAGGATAGCAGGTGGAGATTTTGGTCTTATGTTCAGCCAAAAGAGCGTAACGATTGAAAAGACTAAATCAATATCAAGAAGTTTAAACCCAAATTCAGGCTTTGATAATCCGACAGGTTGGACTTTTGAGGGGCTTGCACCTTTGTTATTTGAAATTACAAACGGTTATTTGACAAACAAAGGCAATACTTGGTTTACAGAACCGAGTAATTTGCCTGACAGTTCTTATGTACAAAGTCCACCAACAACTTATTTTCCTTTTAAAAGTAGTTTTGAACTTACACCTAAACAGGAAATAAAGATTAAGTTTAAATCTACAAAAGGTAGTTTTATAAAAAATTTAAGACTGCAAATAATAGCAGTTCAAGATTTAGATGTAAACTTTTATTATTTAACAAATGAAGGAAGTTGGTATAGAGCAGTATCAGGAGTTAATACACCTATTTATGCAGCAGATTTTAAAGATGGTGTTGAAGAAGTAATAACAGTACCTCAAGTTCCTTTTCTTTTACCAGACACACCTCCAGTTCTTTCAAACGTTATACCAGTTTATGGTGAATTTATGCCATATCCATATCTTAACGCTGTTTCTGATTTGCCTTATAAAATTTATGTTAGGGTGTTTATGCCAGAAAGGTTAGGAGATGATTTTCCAACAGGTGCAACAGCTTTAGACTTAACAACTCAAATAGATTATATTGATATAACAGCAGAGGAAATTAATAATGATTCCCTTAATGGTTTTACAAAAAAGTTCGGAGTATCAACTCAAAAAGATAGAAGTGGAGATTTAACGATAAAACTTGGTGTAGGTTATCCATCGTTTCCGGTTGCTTATGATTCTTTGTTTTTTAACGGCTCAACCACAAAACCAATAACACTGTACAATTCTTTACCTATTGAAGAATTTATTGCTGATTCTTATTTGAGTGTTTTATCACAAAGACAAAAGTTTTATCAAGGTACAGTAATTGCCAATATTGAGTTTGGAGACTTATTAGATATTGATGGCGAAAAGCACAGAATACATAATTACGAATACAACTATAAATTAAAGCAGGCAAATATTAAAACAATCGGATTGGGAGTTAATGCTGATACGATTGAGGAATTACCAGTTTACGATTCGGATGTTAATTTAGACATCGATTCTATTCTTAATCAAGTTGATATTGATATGAATAGAAAGTATGGAGACAACCTTAATTTAAAGTTTGTTGACAAAAATATTCAAATTAATACCTTAGCCGATGGGCAAAAGAGTTTAAGTCTTAGACAAGATTTTAGAATCAGCAGATTATATTCAACTGACGTATTTTTAAGGACGGCAAGCGATGGAAGTATTCAAGACGTTGCAGAAGATACAGAGGGAAATTTTACACTAATAAAGCCAGCAAAAGATGGTACTTATGCTTTATTAGAAGACATTGAGGATTTAGCTTGGTTACAAGAGGGAAACACTGCAACGGTAGCGACTAAGAAGCTGGGAACGC